CGAACTCAAGGCCGAGTATCAGACCATCCGCAACGGCGTGATCGAAGGCTATCGCGCTGCCGGCAAGAAACTGTGGGAGACGCCATGAGCATGAACTCCACTACGCCCGCGCATGCGCGCGCATCTTTCGCGGAGCCAGCATGACCACAACCGTGCTTCTCGTCTTCCTCCTGTCCGCGCTCTCGATCGCGCTGCATGACCGGCGCATCGGCGTGCGTCATTTCACCTGGTGGGCGGTGCAGTCGATCGCTCTGGCAATGTTCGTTGTGGGGAGGCAGCTTTGACCAAAATCTATATCGCAGGTCCGATGACGGGAATTGAAGAATTGAACTTTCCGCTTTTCAATGCTGAGTCTGCACGGCTCCGTGCGCTAGGCTGGGAAGTCGTGAATCCCGCCGAGGTTCAACCGGACAAGTCGGCGCAATGGATCGACTGCATGCTTGCAGACATTCCGGCGCTCATGGCATGCGATTACCTCGCGCTTCTTCCTGGTTGGGAGAACTCGAAAGGGGCGCGCATCGAGCATTGCATTGCTCTGAACCACAGCATGAATGTATTGATGGCTTCTGACATCGTCTGGCCGGTAGCTCCGGAGGCTACATGCTAATCGTCTCGATTGATCCGGGCCTGTCTGGCGCCATCGCAGCCTTGGACGGTGCCGGCGTGCGCGGCGTGCATGACATGCCCACGCGGCCCATTCCCAAGGCTTCAGGCAAGACCAAAAACGAAGTCGATCCCAAGGCATTGCGCGACATCTTACGCAAGCTCATTCCTGCTGACGAAGCGGCGATCGTCGTGATGGAGGCCATGCATGCGTTCATGGGCGGCGGCGAAGAACGCAAGGGCTCCATGTCATCTCAGGCATCGCTGGCCGCTACCAAAGCGGTCATTTGCACGGTCTGTGAGCTGTCCGGCTTTGACGTGGCATTCGTGACGCCCCGCGAATGGCAGTATTTTTTTGGTGTGAAGACTACGCCTTCGGAGACAACGAAACAGCAGTCGTTGCGCATTGCTCGCCAGCTCTTTGGTAGCCAGCATTGCCCGCTTGCCAAACACGATGGCCGTGCTGATGCTCTGCTATTGGGCCGCTACGCCCAACGACATTTTGTTTAACGCAAGGAGAAAACGCATGAAACGAATCGCAATGCTTGCTGGCGCTGCACTGATGGGCGCTATGGGCTCGCTTGGCTCAATCGTTGCGCTTGAGCCTGCACCGACAACGCGCTCGCCAGTCGCGCCGAAGAAGCGCGTCTCGAAGTCTGGTAAGCGCCGCATTGGTCGCAGCAAGTACATGCCGCACCAGGGCACGAAGGAGCGCGAGCGCGCGGCGCGTTGCTACATGCAGCCCTTTCATGGACGCATGAGCGACTACAGCCCGAACCTTCGCAGCGCCTCGGTCGTGCACCAGGTGAGCATGCGCGAATTCGAAGCGCGCGAGGATCGCCGCAACGTTGGGCGCTAAGCGCAGAGGAATTTGATATGAATCTCACCGACCTTAGTCGCAATGCGCGCATCGCTGCCGTCAAGGGTGGCACGGAAGGATGGGCGCAATGGGGCTCATCCGGAGATCACATGCGATACAGCGAGCCGCTTGAGAAGCGCCGAGGGCGGCGCCGGAAGTGTTGGTGCGGCTGCGAGCGCCCGCGCACTCATCGGGGGATGGCTAATGGCGTTTGTCTGACGAGCGCTTGCGAGTTAGGCATAGCCCGCTGGGTGAAAACCGGGAGCGTACGTTGATGTGCTACGGCAACCCCACCAAATCCCTCGCCATTGCCCGTGAGCGCATGAGCGCCGAGCAGTGGGCGAAGTTCGAGGCCGACTTCGAGCACTTCTGCGCATATAGCGGCCTGGCCGATGGCGCAGATCCGAAGCGCGGCATTCGCGATGAGGTGTTCATCTGGGCGCGTTGGGCCTATCTCAGCGCGCGCCAAACTGAACCTGTCATAGCGCAGGCGATGCCGGACTTTGAAGCGCATTGTGATCGTGCTCGAAGATATGCAGAAGGCGCTGATCTGGTCGATGACGCCTACTTCGAGAAGATCGCTATCGCCTCGATGACTGACGAGCAGGCGCAACGCAGTCTGCAACGCTTCAGCATGTGGCAACGGATGAAGGGAGAGACGGCATGAGCATCGTTCTGATCCTCGCCGCCGCACTGGCGATCCTCATCGGCCTCAGCGCCTGGTGCATCGTCTCAGCAGCGCGCGACAACAACACACGCGACTAAACGGGGAACACCATGCGGCCACGGAAACAGCGTCTACCTCTCACCCTCGATTCACTGACCGCTCTCATGATCCCTGGCACGCCGTACACGACCCTCAAGCTATCCCACATCTTCGACGGTTCGCCGGAGGCCGTGGCGGGGCTGCTGGCGACTCTCACGGCTATTGGCAGGGTCAAGACATCGCTGCCTGAGTGTGGACGCCATCGCGACCGGCGCGAAGAGCGGAGGATCTACTGGATTCCGTTGCTTGAGCGCACCGATGTCGCGCAGCGTCGCACCGGGCCGGCCGAGGTGGTGGGTGTGCTGACCGGGTATGACCTGACCAGCTTCGCGCGCCTCGCAATGGCTTCTAGACGCTGACTTTGCCGCTGCCTAGCATTTCCGCCATTCACCACAGGGGTTTGCCATGCTGAGCCGCGACGACATCGAGACGCTCATGCGCGAGGGCGCACAGGCATTCGAGCGCGGCATGGGCGAAAACGTCTGTCCTTACCCGATGCTGAGCCCCGCGATGTGCACGTGGATGCGCGGCTATCAAAACGCGGCCTTTGGCGCCGCCCAACTGGAGAAGCACCATGACTGATCCCGTCGCAGAAGCAGCAGCGCAACTGGCCGCGCAGGCCGCCGAGCCGACCATGCTCGAAAGGGCCATGGACACCATCCATGACCTCGAAGCGAAGGTCGAGCACCTGATCCATCCGGATGCGCCGGTCATCGAGACGAAGACTTATCCCGATGGCACCACGGCGACCGGTGTTGCACCGCTGCCCGAACTTTCGCCGACTGCGGATGCGCCGGGAAACGCGCCTGCGGTTGCGGCGGCATCTGTGACGGAAGCTGCTACTGCTGAGGGGGCTGGCGGTGCCGCGGTGGGGGAGGCTGTCATCGATGCGCCGGCAGTCACGTCTGGTGCGGCGGCATCCGGTATTGCCTCGGCGAAGGATGGGACCTCTGAACTCCCAAACGCTGCCGCCACGCCGCCCGCTGGCGCTGCTACCGATGCGGCTGGTGATGTCCCAAACGTTGCCTTGGCTGTGGCCGCGCCTACAGCCGAACCGGCCTCTGCATCGAGTGCCGCTGGCGCAAATACCACGTCGCCCATCGCCGCAAGTTCCGCTGATCGGGGACTTCTGCCCACGCGTATCGCCACGCATCTTGAAGCTATCTATGCGCTCGCCAAAGAGCATGTCGAAACCGCTCCGTTCGTGCCCAATACCAGTGCACTCAAGACGCACATCGGCGACATCCTGCACCGCATCAGTAACGGCATGGCCGTCACCGAAGGCGAGCTGGTGACGAAGCTCGAAGCGCTGTATCGGATGCTCTGATGGTCGCATCCACTTTCACGCAAGCGCTCTTCGACAAGATCTGCGACCTGATCGCGGACGGCAAGAGCGTGCGTGAAATCTGCGAGATGAAGGGCATGCCGTGCCGGCGCACGTTTCACGGCTGGTGCCGGCGCACGCCCGAACTCATGGCGCAGTACGACGCCGCCTATCTCGTCGGCGAGCAATCGATCCTCGACGATATCCAGTACATCGCGGACACCGAGACGGACGCGCCCAAGGCCCGCAACAGGATCGACGCGCGCAAGTGGACGCTGAAGGTGCGCAATCGCAAGGTCTATGGCGATCACGTGACCGAGGAAGTGACAGGCCCGAATGGCGGCCCGCTTCAGGTCGTGCGTCTGCGCATGGCGCCGGTTGAGGAACTGCCGGAATGAACGACGACCGCGACCACTTCGACGAGCGTCTCGGGGGTAGCCGTGGCCGCCGCAGGTGAGATCGAGATCCCGCACAACTGGACGCCGCGCATCTACCAGGGCCGTCTGTGGAACTACCTCATCAACGGTGGTACGCGCGCGATCGACATCGCACATCGCCGCTGGGGCAAAGATGAGGTTGCGCTGCACTGGACGTGCCTTGCTGCCCACGATCGCATCGCCAGCTACTGGCATATGCTGCCGCAGGCATCGCAAGCGCGTAAGGCCATCTGGGACGCCATCAATCCGCACACCGGCAAGCGACGCATTGACGAAGCCTTTCCGCATGAGCTGCGCAAGCGCACGCGCGAGAACGACATGTTCATCGAGTTCCGCACCGGCTCGACGTGGCAAGTGCTCGGCAGCGACAATTTCAACTCGCTTGTTGGCTCGCCGCCTGCCGGGCTCGTGCTCTCCGAGTGGGCGCTCTGCAATCCGGCTGCATGGGCCTATCTGAAGCCGATCCTTGACGAGAATGGCGGCTGGGCCATCTTCATCACCACGCCGCGGGGCAAGAATCACGCACACGCCATGTTTCAGATGGCGATGAAAAACCCGAAATGGTTCGCCGAGGTCTCGAACGTGCTGAAAACCGGCCGCTTCTCACGCGATGAGCTTGAGGAACAGCGGGCCGAGTACATCAGCATGTTTGGCGAGGACCAGGGTAACGCGATGTTCGAGCAGGAGCTGCTATGCAGCTTCGAAGCCGCGATCCTTGGCGCCTACTATGGCGCTGAACTGGCCGCCGCCGAGCGTGAAGGGCGCATTACGCACGTTCCGCACGACCCGGCATTGCCCGTCTATACCGCATGGGACTTGGGGCGCACCGACGACACGAGCATCTGGTTCTTTCAGACGCATTGGGGCGAGATCCGCGTGATCGACCACTACAAGGCCAACGGCAAAGACCCGAAGCACTACGCCGAGGTCATCCATGGCCGCAAGATCGACGTGTCGGAGTATGGCGAGAACGGCAAGCCGGTGAAATGGAAGCTCGGCGACGCTATTCCCGAACATGCTCACCATATCGCCTATCACTACGGCAAGCACTGGCTCCCGCATGACGCGAAGCCCAAGAGTTTCGCGTCGCCGCGGTCCGCCATCGAGCAACTGAACGATTTCAACGTGAAGGCGTACATCGTGCCGAGCCTGTCAGTGCAGGATGGCATTCAGGCTGCGCGCGCGACGCTCAAGCACGTCTATTTCGACGCTGAGCGCTGCGAATTCGGCATTGAATCGCTGAAGAACTACCGGCGCGAGTGGGATGAGGACGCGAAGATATTCGGCGACAAGCCGGAACATGACTGGACCTCGCACGCGGCCGACGCCTTCCGCTATATGTCGCTCATCTGGCGCAATCCGGAGTCGGAGAAGCCGATCGAGAAGCCGCGCTTCCTGCATGACCTGACGGCCAATGAGGTGTTCTGGCCGAAGCATGAGCAGGGCAGCGGCGAACGGGAGCGCATCTGATGTATTCGATAAGCGACCTCCAGAAATTGGTTCAGATGCTCGCGTTTCTCGGCATTTCGGGCGGCGGCGGCGTCTCGTGGAGCGGCGGAACGACCGCAGCACGGCCCGCGCATCCGGCGCTTTATCAGGTCTATTTCGATACAGATCTCGCACAGCCAATAGTCGCGAGCCAGATCAGCCCATCAGTGATATGGGTCAACGCTGCTGGGGTTCCCGTATGAAACGAATTCTTCTCGTTGCTCTCGCGTGCGCAAGCACAATCTGCTCGGCCCAGACGTTCAAGGTTCAGAACCTCGATGTCCTCGGCACATCGACGCTCACCGGCATTGCATCCTTCACGATGCGGCCGGTGTTCAATGGCGCAACGCCATGGGATAACGCGAATCTTCCCAGCCCGTTTCAGACGACCGGCGGCACGATCAGCGGTGCGACATCTTTTTCTGTACGGCCGACGTTCGCGGGAAATACACCATGGGATAGCGGCAATCTGGTGAATCCGGCACTGTCGACAACCGGAAATGTGATCAAGTTTTCATGGAGCACGCCGACAGCAAGCCAGGTGGGGCTCACGGTCGATTCGACCTATCAGGGCTATCTGTGGCATAGCGGGAATTTCAATCCATCCAGCTACTTGACGACGGCCGCCGCTGCTGCGACCTACGCACCGCTTGATCTATGCGCCAATATCATGCAGTACGGCGGCAACAATTCTGCCTCTGCGAATAACGATTCAGCATGGACCGCTGCAATCGCATCTGAAAGCGGGTCGAGCCAGAAATGCGTATATTTCCCGCGCGGTTATTACAAGTTCGCAAATGCGGTCAATTACACATTGGCGGCAATCAACACGCTCACCGTGCGCGGCGATGGACCCGGAAACACCAATATCTATTGGGCCGGGAATGGTGGTTTTCAGATCGGTATGACGGCGGGTGATGTGAGCGCTGCCGTGCATTTCCGTGATCTGTCTTTGCTGGCTGGCACCTCTGGCGTTCAGTCTGCGATTGGGCTCGTCAATGCCGGTGCGACCGGCTCACCCGTTCCAACGGAAGTTTCGGATATTACTAATGTCTCTATCCATGGAAGCGATGGATGGGCGCAGACCAATTATTGGCTTCAGGGAGTATTCGTCGAGTCATGGTCGAACATCAATTTCACGAACCTGAATGTAGTTGGCAGCGGCGGCGGTGGTGATCTTCCGGGTTATACGGGGCAGGGCATCGGCGTTGATCTAACCGCTAACTCGCCTCCTTTTGGAGTCGTCTATAACTTCGCCGGTTGCCAGCTCAACTATCTGCAATATGGCATTCAGTATGGAACCAACGTTCAGGGCGTCACGGTCTCACAGTCGAATTTCGTCGGTGGGAAAGTCGGCATCTTTTCCCCCTCAAGCTCGGGAACGTCACAATTGACCGTTCAGGGATCGCAATTCAACGATAGCGACGCCGGCATTCAGGATAACGGAGGAATCCCGGCTGTGGCGATCATGGGGAATTATTTCCTTATCCCCACGCCAGCATCGAGCAATGCAGGCGTTCAATTGAGTTCCGTAGCTGGGGCGCAGATAACGGGGAATCAATTTCAGCGTATTGGATCGGCTGCGACCGGGACCAATGGACTCGTTGTCGGTGCCTCATCAGCAACGGGCGCTGTAACGACTGGAAACATATTTACGGCGCTGGGGACTGGCGTGTTCTTTCAAGCCGGATCAAGCAGAAACAATCTGCAATCGAATGGGTACCTGAACAATTCCACCAATTTCGTAAATAGCGGTGGGGCTGCTTGCCCTCCATCTGGGGCTGGTAATTGTATGGGCACATCATCCACTCCTTAAAGAAGGAATGCTATGAAACGGCTACTCACTGGCGCGCTCGCGCTTCTCCTGTCACTCGCAGCTTCGGCGACGACATATACTCCTATTCAGCTTCTTAATCCTGCCGGATCGGTAAGCGGTCAGGTGATCGTTTCAAGCGGGCCGACGACCGTCGCTGCATGGGGTGGTATAGGGCTGAATGGGATCACGGCAGTCGCCGCCAATACGGTACTTGCGAATGCCACCGGATCGAGCGCATCGCCGACAGCTTTCGCGATGCCGGGTTGCAGCGCATCGGGCAGTGTAATCCAGTGGACAAGTGGGACCGGGTTCAATTGCGCGACTGGTTATGCGCAGCTTGCTTCCCCAGCCTTTACGGGTGCGCCGAGCATCGCGAATTCTGCGACGAGCGGCACTACATTGACGGTCAGCGCAACCAGCAATACCACGCATGGGGCCGCGCTTGAGTTGTCGGGGAATGGCGCGACCACGCCGAATAAATTCATTCGAGTCCTCAGCGGAATTCTTCAGATCATCAACAGCAGCAATACTGCATCCATTTTGGCGTTGGATGACTCGGGTAATTTATCGGTCAATGGCTCACTGACGACTTCGCAGATGGCCGGTGTCATCGGCACTACGACAAACAACAGTGCGAATGCGGGGAGCGTCGGGGAATATGTCACCAACACGTCTGGAGCGGTCAGCCTCACAACGGTTGTAGCAGCCAATGCGACGAGTCAGGCATTAACGGCCGGCGATTGGGATGTCGTCTGTACCGGCTACTTTATTCCGGCCGGCACACCTTCATCAATGGAATTGGGACTGAGTACGACTTCTGCCACTCAGCCCGCCTCCACCCAGCAGATAACCCTGATTACAGCAACGATGCCTGCTGCCGCTCAACAGGTCATTAGCACTCCGCCTATACGTATGAGTCTTTCTTCAACGACGACGCTGTATTGCGTCGCTACCGCAGGTTTCACCAGCACCGAAACCGTTACAGGCTATATCCGCGCCCGCCGCGTTCGCTAAGGAGAGCATCATGCTACGAGCAGTATCGAACGTCGTCACGCCTCCATTCCCTCTTGCTGCAAATGCGCGCGGACTGATCAATGGCGCCTATGCGACCTATCCGGTGGGCTGCACGGTCGTCGCGACGCGCACAACCGGAACATTTAACTGGACCGGCTCAACCGCCTCGACGCCTTTTGATGTCATCACGATTCCGGCTAACACGATCGGCCCGTCTGGTCATCTGGAAGTTGAAATCAAATGGTCATTCACTTCGAGCGCAAATGCGAAAACGCTCGGCGTCGTGATGGGGCATACCAACTTCGCATGGACCGATGTCCAGACGACGAACCACAGTTCGACGATGAAGTTTTCGATCCAGAATCAGGGGACGACGCAATCGCAACTCGGGGCATCGGGCACCAACAACGGCGGCAGCACACTCGATTTCGATTTTCTCGCCTTCGATTTCTCGCAGGAGCAGCGGCTTACGCTGTGGGGCACGCTGGCCAACGCGGCCGATGTGATGAAGATTCAAAGCTTCACGGTCAAGGCATATAACCCGCCCTGCTATAGCACCGCGCGCCTGAAGTACGGAACGCCGCTTTTCTACGGCGCGAACGCCCACTTCGACGACAGTCAATCCATCGCCTTCCACATCGCCGGTATGAAGACGATGGGCATGAAGTTGATGCGCATGACCTACGAATGGACCGCACTCTCGACGCTCGTTGCCTATGCGCAGGCATTGCAGACGGACGGCACCGGTATCCAGATGCTCTGTTGTCTCGATGTGGGTATCAACAGCTATCCGGACGAAGCGAGCGCCTATTCGGCGACATTCTCGGCGGTGCTGCCGATCGTGCAGGCGCTCGCTGCCGTCGGTGTGACGATGTTCGAATGCGGCAATGAGATGGACACGAAGGCCGGGCTCAACACTGGCGACGCGCAGGGCGGTTTGCCGTCCGACTACAGCAACACCTTGGTGCCGATCTATCGCGGCGTGCAGCGCGGCGCAATCGACGCTGTGCATGCTGTTCCGGGTTGTCTCGCCTGCTCGAACGCCTATACGGTCTGCTCGATCGCGCTGGCCGACATGATGTGGTATGGCACGCAGCCGGATGGCACGAGCGGGCATCCTCTGGTGCGCTGGGACATCACGAGCTGGCACAACTACGAAGATTACGGGCCGCTGACCGCCGTCGAAATGGGCAACGCGCGCCCATGGGTGAACATCTACGAGTACTGCAATCGCCGTTTCGGTGGTGTGCCGATCATGATCACCGAGTGGAATGGGAAGTCGTCCGACACCGATGCTCAGCGCGCCGCGTGGGCCTCACGTCATATGACCGAGGCTTATAACAACCGCTACCGGTGGAATATTGCTTCGATCATCGTGTACGAACTCTACGGCTCGCCGTGGCAGGTTCTGGACGGGGTCGCGAACACGCCAATCAGCACCTTCGGCACCACGGTTCAATCCTTCATCTCCAGCAATCCCGACACCGGACTATAAGCCATGAACACACAGCCTTTCGCGATTGGACAGACCACGAAGATTGCGGTAACGAGCTCTAGCCAGAATGTTGTAATCGACTCGGCGACCAAATTTCCGAATCAGACCGCGCGAGTCGTCGTCACGACCGGGAACGTCTATCTCAGATTCACCAGCAACGCCACCGATACCGCATCTGTCACCACGGATATGCCGGTTCTTTCTGGCACCGTTGAGACGTTCTCCAAGGGCGACAATTGCAATATCGCAATCGTTGCTGATACGACGGCGACCGTGTGGGTGACGGTCGGGGAAGGTATGTGATGACCGAAGCTCGCGCGCAGGGCGACACTGCTCTCTCCACCGATAACACCGTCGTCCGGTGGATCAAGGAGATCGAGCTATACGAATCCAAGGCTGATGCATGGGAGACCAAATCGAAGAAGATCCTGCGCCGGTACAAAGACGAGCGGGGCGCGCGCGAGGGCAAGGAAAGCCGTTATAACGTGCTCTGGTCGAATATCCAGACGCTGCTGCCGGCGCTCTACTCGAAGAATCCGAAGCCCGACTTTCAGCGGCGCTTTCTCGATGCCGATCCGGTCGGCCGCGTGACGTGTCAGGTATTGGAGCGCGCGACGAGCTTTACGCTCGACAAGGAGGACTTCTTCCTCACCGCGCGCCAGTGCGTAACCGATCGCCTGCTTCCGGGCCGCGGTACGGTGTGGATCCGCTACGTTCCGCACTTCGCTGAAGGTGGCGAGGGCATGCTTGGCAACGAAGGCGCGGAGATCGACGAT